CGCACTCGTAAAACTAAAACAAGTAAAGATTCTGCACCAGTTAATGAGCCAGCTACAGATGAAACACCGCCAATGGTTGAGACTAGTGCAGAAGAAAACGCTGACCTCTTTGCTATGTTTGGTGATTAAAGGGGGAATTCACTGTGGAGATTGTATCCAGCACCTATATTCACAAAATGTTCGATAGCGTAATCCTAGAGGCTCCTTACGGTGCGGAGTATACAACTATTTGCCATCTCGATTGTGGATTTACATTTGGCGGTAGCTGGCAGCGTAAGTATTCCTATCACAATGGATATGTAACTGGTGCTAAATATTATACTTGTCCAAACTGCCATCTATCATCCAATCCCTACGATCATAAGATTTGCTATTCCATTAATGATGAGAAAGTATATCCTGTGACAGCCTATGTAGAAGTTATCAACTATAAATATTTTTTAGATTTAAAGATTAGATACCAAGGTATACAGCTTTTCTTTGATGGTAGAAAAAATGACCACGGAATGTGCACGGAAACATTGCGATTCGACTTTAAAAAACGTAAAGCTACATACATTGATAGATTTAGAGTTCGCCACGAACTCACTGTTGATTATATTCGTGAGAACGAGATTATGCCTGTGCTTAAATTCTTTGGTGATTCATATGCCATGACAGACTTTAATCGAAAGTTTTTAAATAAAACATTTAAAGCTTTAAGATTTATGTTTGAAAAACGATTGAAAGAAACATATGGCTATGGGGCTAAGGATATATATGTGTCACCTAGCGCCACTGAAGAAAACGGCTATCATTTCACAATGTTACTTAACATGATTTTGAAATTATCGGCGCCAGATATGCCTGGCATTGTGAGTCTAATGAGACAGTATGTATATTGGACCAATGCTTATAGCTTATATCGATACACACACATCCCCTTCGAAGAGGATGTGTTAACAGCTACAAGAAAGGGGATGAACTTTCAAGCGGCGCTTAGACAGTCGTATAAATCACCTAATAGCAGGGCATTACGAAAATGTATGGTTGATGATCCGTTAAGCGTATATATGTCTGATATCCTCAATCTTTTCAGCGACGAAAACTGCAGACGTACTATTCTTACACTACAACGCAGCTATGAAAGTGCTTGCCCATATACTGGTAAGCTTCATAACGCTAACGATTTTCGTAAGGCTATGAAGCTAAATACACCTCATTCTAGGGATATGTGGCAAAAACTAATCGAACGCTTCGATGAACCTGCTATATTGCGGTGGTTACTTGGTGAGGATATCCGTGATATAGCAGATTGCGTTGATATGTACGTAAAACTAGGACCAAAATACCAGGATGTTTTATGGGAAAAGCGATTCAAGCTAAAACAGTTCCACGATGAACTTATCAATTTGTTTAACAAGCAAGAGTACGGAGATGTAATATTGCCTGCTCAACCTCAATTACAGGCTGATGTGAACGGAATGCACTTCATGGTTCCTAAGACTGCAGCTGATTTGATGACGGTTGGAAAACAATTAAAAAATTGTGTGGGCTCTTATCGTGGTCGTGTCATGCAAGGACAGACGGCGATTGTAGTTGTCACTGATGATGACATGAATCCTGTGGCCTGCTTAGAACTAGCCACAGGGAAAAAGATAAGAAAAGGACAACCCAAATTCAACCATTTAGTGCAAGCGAAGTTATTTGCGAATACGCAGCTAAAACAAAATAATAAAATTCACTCGACAGTTATGCAATGGGCCAATAAATTACAGATTGAGCCGCACACCATCGATGTGGATGCCACTGTTGTATAGGAGAATGATATGAAACTCACAAAATTAGAATTACTAAATTTTAAAGGGCTAAAGTCCTTTGCCATGAATATTAATGGCGATGTCGTAATCCGTGGTGATAATGCCACCGGGAAAACTACTGTGTTCGACTCAGTATGCTGGTTGCTGTTCGGGAAAGATAGCCTAGATAGAGCTGACTTCGAAATTAAGACATTGGATGGTGGCGAACCTATCCATAAAGTCAATCACGAAGTAACTGGGACCTTTACATTAGATGACGGCGGGACGATTGAATTACAGCGAGTATATCGTGAAAAGTATTCATCCCCTCGTGGTGGTGAAGTAACTCTCACCGGACATACGACAGACTATTTTGTCGATGGTGTACCTAAGAAAGAAAAAGAATACAAAGAGATTGTAAATTCTCTGGTTGATGAAAATATCTTCAAATTGATTACAAATCCGTTGTACTTCAATGAGACGTATTCATGGCAAAACCGCCGTAAGTTATTACTTGAGATGTGTGGCGATATTTCAGACGAAGATGTTATCGCCAGCCATAATGAATTAAAAGCTTTAACAGATATCTTATCTGGTCATAGCGTTGACGATCATCGAAAAGTGGTCGCATCTAAAAAGGCAGCTATTAATAAAGAATTGGATATGTTGCCAGTTCGTATAGACGAGGCCTTACGAGGTAAACCTGAAGTTACTGCTAATCCGGAAGTGTTACGACTTAACATCGATACCTTAAATGCAGATATCGAAAAGTTAGAAAACGATAAGGCGTTATTGCAGAATGGCCACTCTCTCGTTGATAAACGTGCTGAATTAAAAAATGTACAACGTAAGATTATGGCTCGTGAAACAGAACTGCAGATGGAATATAAAAAACAATATTCCCTGAAGTCTAATGAATATGATGCTGTTGTAGCTGAAATCAATAGTCTGACAGCTAGACTTGAGGATACAAAACGACGTATAGATGACTCAGCAGCGTCCATCAATCTTATTCAAGGTCTAATTGGAGAATTAACTATTCAACGAAGTCAGATTAATGCAGAAACATTTGTGGCAGATATTAATGATCATTGCCCAACATGTGGGCAAAAACTTCCTGAAGAGCAAATTCAAGATGCTTATGCTAAAGCAGAAGCGAATTATAATCTCAAGAAGTCTAAGCGATTAGAAGAGATTGAACGCTCTATCGCCCTAAAGGAACAAGATATTGAAGGTATCAAAAAGCGAGATTCTAATTTAGAGTCTGTGGAAACAATAGAGGCTCTTATTAAAGCAAAAGAGCTTTTAAAGGAAACCATAGCCGAAGAGATTGGAATGTTAACTGCACCAGTGCTTAATGATGACTCCGAATATGCTGATTTAAAAGCAGAGGAGCTCATGTTACAACTGGCGATTGATGACGATAACTCTGATTACTCGGAAGAAATTGCCGAACTCGAGATTAAAATATCAGACAACAAAACCGAACGTATGAAGTTAGAACAAGAGCTCAATAAGTTTGCTGAAATTAAGCGCATTGAACTCCGTGTGTCAGAACTCGAGGCAAAGCAGGCTGAATTATCCGAAGAAAAAATGAAACTCGATGAAGCATCATATCTTATGGATGAGTTCGTAAAAGCCAAAGTTAATATGCTCGAAGAAAGTATTAATGCAAGGTTTAAATTGGCTCGTTTCAAAATGTTCAACGTCATGTTGAATGGCAATGTTGAAGAATGTTGTGAAACCACCTATAAAGGGGTACCATACCGCAGCATGAACAACGCAGCACGCATTAATGTAGGGTTAGACATTATCAATGCATTAACTAGCTACTTCAAAGTTAATGCTCCGGTGTTCATAGACAATGCGGAAGCTGTTACTGACTTTATACCTGTTAATAGCCAAACAATTAAATTGATCGTTGATGAATCAGAACCACAATTAGTGGTTAAGGAGGGGTAAGTATGACTGACTTACAAATTTTTAATAATGATAGATTTGGACAAATTCGGATTGTACCGGTAGATGGCGAATTAATGTTTGTCGCTAAAGATGTATGTGATTGTTTAGAAATCACAAAGTACCGAGATGCAATCAGCCGACTAGATTCTGATGAAAGGGGGTCGGTTAAACTGGACACCCCTGGAGGAAAACAAGATATTGCTGCTATTAACGAATACGGGCTATATAACCTCGTGCTTTCAAGTCGAAAACCTGAAGCAAAAGAATTTAAACGTTGGATTACACATGATGTGATTCCTGCTATTAGAAAAACTGGGTCCTACTCTATATCAATTCCAAAGTCACTACCTGAAGCTCTTAGAGCATACGCCAATGAGGTGGAATCGCACAATGCAACAAAGGCTATCGTTGCTCAACAAGAGCAACAGATCGCTGAATTTAAACCAGTTAAGGATTACGTTGATAAAATCCTCTCAAGTAAATCTTGCTTAACCATCACCCAAATTGCCGCTGACTACGGCATGAGTGCTCAAGAGCTAAATAAGATTTTGCACGAAGCTGGTCTACAACGTAAAGTCGGTGATCAATGGATTCTCTACAAACAACATATGTCGAAGGGTTTCACTAAATCCGAAACTTTTACATTCTGTAGAAGTGATGGTCGCTTAGACTCTAAAATCACTACTAAATGGACTCAAAAGGGCCGTTTAGAAATTCACAATATTCTATCTAACTTAGATATCCACGCTGTATGCGAGAACGTGGCATAGGAGGTACATAATGGGTGAAGTAACAAAAGCACAAACTCAAACACCATCGCTTAAAACTATGGTGTCTAGTGAGTCAGTAAAGAAACGTTTTAATGAAATCTTGGGTAAAAAATCAGCGGCCTTTGTGTCTAGCTTGATTTCTGTATCTAATAATAATGAACTTTTATCTAAAGCAGACCCTACTACAGTTATTACTGCAGGTGTGATGGCAGCCACTTTGGATCTTCCAATTAATCAAAACTTGGGGTTTGCCTATATTGTCCCTTTCTACAACAGTAAAAAGAAAATCAATGAAGCTCAATTTCAAATGGGGTACAAAGGGTATATCCAGTTGGCCATGCGCACAGGTCAATATAAGACTATTAATGCTAGTGAAATCTACGAAGGTGAAATTAAACACCATAACAAGCTTACAGGCGAATTCGAATTAGGCGAGCGAACTGGTGATAATGTAGTTGGCTACATCGCTTATTTCAAACTCATTAATGGCTTTGAAAAGTATT